AAGAAAATAAAGAAACTGGTGAAAATAAAGATTCAAAGGTAAGAGAAAAAAATACAAATAAAAAATCCTTCTGGGAACCAATCTTTGAAAATACTGACTTTAAAGAATTTGTGAAAACATATTATTCTATTGGTCATAGACCAATGATTGACATCGATCTTGATTTACCAGTTGAGGAATAATGTTTAACGTATCAGAAAAAGATTATTCAATAGTCGAAAATCCAGGTTCCGAGTTTCATGGTGTAAAGCTTAAGACTGGAACTTGGAAAGATGTTATAGTTGTATATGGTAAAGTTGGTGTAAAAGAAAGTCCAGAACTCGATTTTGCTACACTATCATTTAACTATACAATTATCGATCCAGCAGATTTTAATGTTGATGAACTTGATAAAGATGAATCATTTAAAAATTATCTTGGATCGATACTACAATATATAATTACAGACAGTTTGGAATGGGCCGAACAAAATAATACAGCGAGGATAGGAATTGGAACTGACGAATCAACTACCGACACACATACTCAATCATCTTCTACATAACGAAGAATTTTGTAGACGGGTTGTACCTTATTTAAAGAAAGAATATTTTGAAGGTACACATAAAACGGTATTCGATCTTATTACAAAGTTTGTTGCTTTGCACAATAAACTTCCAACATCTAAAGTATTAGAACTTGAATTAAGAAAAATTAATGCTCCTGAAGATGTATTAAATAATGCATCAAGGCTAATATCTGAAATTAAAGATAAAAGCGAAATCAATAATGATTATCTTATCAGTGAAGCAGAAAAATGGTGTAAAGAAAGAGCCGTTTATCTTGCAATTATGGATTCGATTCAAATTATTGATGGTAAAGATAAAGAGAGAGGAGAAGGTAGTATACCTGAAATACTTCAATCTGCTTTAGGAGTTTCTTTCGATCAAAAAATTGGTCATGACTATATTGATAATTCAGATCAAAGATTTGAGTTTTATAATCATGAAGAAGATCGCATACCATTTGATCTTGATTATTTTAATAAAATTACAAAAGGTGGTTTACCAAATAAAACACTTAATATAGCATTGGCTGGTACAGGTGTAGGTAAGTCATTGTTTATGTGTCATTGCGCAGCCTCTACGCTTAATCAAGGTAAAAATGTTTTGTATATAACTATGGAAATGGCTGAAGAAAGAATTGCTGAACGTATTGATGCAAACATGATGAATCTTCCAATTCAACAGTTATCTACATTACCAAAAAATGTTTTTGACGATAAGATTGGTAAGATTGCGAAATCATCAGTTGGAAAATTAATCATTAAAGAATATCCAACTGGTGCAGCTCATACTGGGCATTTTAGAGCTTTACTTAACGAACTTAGGTTGAAGAAAAACTTTCAACCAAATATAATTTACATCGACTATCTTAATATTTGCGCATCAAGTCGTATGCGTGGATTAGGTGGAAGTATAAATAGTTATTCATATATCAAAGCAATCGCGCAAGAACTTCGTGGTCTTGCTGTGGAATTTGGAGTACCTATAGTATCTGCAACGCAGACAACAAGATCAGGCTACAGTAATACTGATGTTGGTCTTGAAGATACATCCGAATCATTTGGTTTACCAGCAACGGCAGATCTTATGTTCGCTTTGATTACATCAGAGGAACTTGAAGAACTTGGTCAAATGATGGTAAAACAATTAAAAAATAGATATAACGATCCAACTAAATATCGTAGATTCGTTATTGGAGTAGATCGTTCACGTATGAAACTATATGATGTAGAAGAATCGGCACAGTCAGACATTATGAATGACATGGCTCCCGATAAACCAATAAGTACGTGGGGTGACAATGAAAATAAAGACACCTTTGCGGACTTTAAAGTATAGGAGAAACGTATGGATATACTTAATATAGCAAAAGAATGGGTACTATCAAGATGGGAAGAAAGAACATCTTGGGACGGTGGTGTAATAATCGCCGGTGCTCTCTCTATCATTATCTTTGGTGGAGTAATTAAGTGGTTAGCTTGGCTAGCACTTGCTTATGGTATCTACACTTTTGTAAAAGAAGAAGCATAGAATCATGGGGAGCTTCGGCTCCCCTCTTTCCTTATGTTACAATTGTGTAACAATTTCAAAAAAAATTAAAAAAAACGTTTACATTTGCTCTGAACTGTGGTATAATATAACTATATTCAAAATTGATAAGGAGTAAAAAAATGAAAAAAGAACTAATAGAAAAAATTGAGAATCTTTGTAAAGATATAGAAAGACAACACTATGAAGATTTTCCAAACCTCAAAGACTATAGTGTTGGTTATTCAAAAGGTAGAAAATTCGTTAGAATCTATACACAAAATGAAACAGGCCGTTCATGCTGGGGTTTCATAAATTTAACACATGAAAAATTTTTAGAAGGTGATATTCTTCTTGCATCAGGCTGGGCTGGACCAGCTTTAAATAAAGCAAGAGGAAATATTTATGATGGTTTTGAAATTAATAGAAGAACTGTTTATGGTCCTGGATATTGTTCAGGTGTTATAAAGGGTACTAAAAGAGACGGGAGTTTTGTATGAAAAAATTTATGATTAATCCAATAAGCGGCGAAAAAACAGAAATAGAGCCAAATGTGTATAAAGCTAAGTTTGAGCATATCGCAACTGGTTATCCAGAAGAAGTTAAACTTACTGAAGAAGAATTTAAACTCATGACAGCAAAAGAAGATAGAGATGCTAACTTTGATAAAGCTTTATTTAGTTTACATGCAAGAGGTGAGTTAACATCTTATGGAAATATTGAAGAATTTTTTGAACACTTTTTTTTCGAAGGTGTATATATGAATAATAAATTAAGGAGTCACTAATGGAAAGAACTGAAGCATATCAATTTACAGCACATATCGAAGATGCATCATCAATGTTACAAATTGAAGATTTGCGAAAATTAATTAAATATATAAATAAGTACTCGAAAACAAAGTTTAGAGTTACATTAAAACCAAGAGGTCCTAGAGTGGCTGCTGCTCTTGCTGATGGAAGACATCGTACAGCATATTTTCAAAGCTTACCTCTAAGACATGCAGAGAGGATTGACGTTTATGTCCATGAAATCAGAACCTGGTAAAATACAAGCCTTTAAAGTTACAGCAAAAATTAAAGGAATTACAAAAGCTGAATATACATTTAGTTCAATAAAAGAAGCAATAATGTTTCAAGTTGGTATGAATAAAAAAGGATTAGAAACTAATCTTGAAAGAATATCACTATGATAGAATTTATAGTATTCGCAGTTTGTTTAACTTGTGCATCGTGGCAGGCATGGAAAGCAGGTATCAAAGAAGGTGCATCAAGAACTGTTAATAAATTACACGATGCTAAAATCATAGCATACAATCACGACGGCAATATCGTTCCAAATAAATTTTTTGACGCATAAATTATTATAAATAGATATATTATATTTAGGATATAACTATGCGATTTAAAAATTTCAAGCCATTACAAGAAGCTGTAAAACTTACGCCTGCTGAATTAGATAAGCCAAATAGTATAACAGGTGAAGCTCGTATAGATATTCTTTTAAGGCTTATTAAAGATGGAAAACCAGTAGAATTAGCAAAAGGCGGATCAATCACTATTGAAAATACGCCTGATACCATTCAAAAGCTTTTAGCATTTAAAAAAGATCAATCTGATAAAAAATTTGCTGTATCATTTCTTGATACTAAAGGCAATCCTTATACTACATCTGATCTCGGTAAGTCATCAGTATTTGGTGGTGGAGGCGGATCAGGTGGCGGTAGTCTAAATACAAAAATTACTGAATCTCATCAATGTGTAATGTGCCAAGCAATGCTCGATCATGGAGTACAAGATAAAGATTATTTTACACATGAAATTTTAAGCTTGGCGTATAAAAAAGTTTTTGTTGATGCAAAACTTGATGAAGTATTAAGTGTAGAAGGTTCATGGTTTGATTCTTCTTATCTTACAGCAGTAGAACTTATTAAAAACAAATATATTCATAGGAATCATACTTTTCACAGAAATAGTAAGCTTATGAATGGCATATACGCTCTTAAAAATGTTGCTTATAAAAATTCAGATTTACCTGCTCTTAAAGATGATAAATGGAATCCTGGAGATATATGGGCAATTGATAAATCATTTCAACTTAAAAATTTAAAAACAGATAATGTATTAGCATTAAACAAATCTATTTTAGAAGCCTTTGCCAATAGAACTCTTGTTGGTATATCACTTAAGCTCGTTGTTAAAAAGGCAAAACTTACTGACTATAATGTAAAACTTCCGCCTGATACAGACGATCATAAACTTCTTAAAGTTCTTTTACAAGGAGAACAAAGAGGAGAGTTTTGGTCTAATAAAGGAGCAACACTTGTATTTGATGATGGAAAAATGGCTCTTAAAGATAATTCACCTGGAGGAACTGTTAAAGCTGAAATTATTCTAAAAACAGCAAGAGGTGGTGGTGCAAGTTGGGGTGTAATGCAAGATGCTGCAAAACAAATTTTTAGAAAGAATTTGCCAAAATTTAAATCAGGCATCTATAAAATGGCTAAAGCAATTGATAAGAAAAAAGATAAAAAAGGTATTGCTATATTTTGGGCAATGTATCAAGAGTTTTATAAAAACGATAAGTATGAAGATATTTTAAAGAATCTTGAAAGTAAAGATACAAATTGGATTTCATCTAAACTCGGATGTTTATATATCTGTTATTATCTTTCACGTAATACAGGTCCTAAAGCCAATAGATGGATAACTAAAATTGTAAATTATGCTGGGTCTAAATCAGAAGATTCAAGCTCATATGTTAAGGTATACTCATGAGATTTAAAAAGTTTTTAAAAGAAGATATACAAGTATTTGCTCCTCAGGATAAACTCAAAGCGCCTAAGTATAAAAAGATTAAAATTTTTAATGAAGGTTGGCAAAAGATTCAATTACCTCCACCGCCACCAGAATTACCTGAAGTTAATTTAGTAGTTGCTGAAATTGAAAATGCTACTCCAAAAGATATTGAAGAATATAAAAACTGTGATACAGATGCTTCGTACTATATTAAAAAAGTTTTAGACAGAGAAAATTTAGAATATGATAATAATGTAATTGAATTTATTGAAGAGCAATGTGTACCTATTATTAGACATTATAAAAATCATTTTAATAGACCAAGACCATATCAAGTAGCAGCTTTCCACAATATTGAATTAAAAAGATTTAAGACTGGAACATCAAAATCGCCATCATATCCATCTGGTCATACGGTTCAGCCACTCATGGTTGCATATCATTATGCAAATAAATATAATAGTTTAAGAAATGAATTACTTGAAGCAGCAAGAATTTGTGGATATGGAAGAGTAATTGCTGGATTACACTATCCGTCAGACTTTAAATCAGGTGTTTTACTTGCAAGTAAATTAGAACAATATATGAATTATGAAGAGTTTTAAAACATTTTTAGAAGCTGATAAAAGGACACCTCGTAAAAAAGGTCAACATGCTGGTAGTTCAAAGCACAGTGACTTATATACTGATGAAGATCCAAGAGGAACAATACATGGTCTTGGATTTAAAGATGCCGAAACAGCAAGAAAAGGTATCGCAATTATTAATAAAGCCGATCGAGAGCATGCTCATAAAGTACAAGCAACTCTTGTTATGCAACAACGCGCAAAGGAAGCAATTAAAAGAACTAAAGATCCAGAGAAAAAAGCAAATTTAAGAGATGCATATAAAATCTGGACTGATCATTTAGAAAAATTGAAACAAAAAACTAAGGACATGAAAAAATGAGATTTACCCAATATTTAGCCGAAGCCAAGAATACTCATATGACACATATTGAGGACTTAATCTTGGACGGTGGAGTTAAGGGGGCTCGCCAGGCTATCCTAGCGCTCAGATCAATGAGGGATATGTTGAGCGGCAACGCAAAAGCACCAATAGACGTTACCGTCAAATGGGACGGAGCCCCCGCCGTATTCGCTGGAATTGACCCCAGTGATGGCAAATTTTTTGTAGCAAAGAAAGGTATATTTGCAAAAAACCCTAAAGTGTATAAAAATTATGATGATATAAATGCAGATACTTCAGGAGACCTTAACAAAAAACTTAAATTAGCATTTGATAATCTTAAAGACTTAGGAATAACTGGAGTTATTCAAGGCGACTTTATGTTTGAAAAAGGAGATTTAAAAAAGGAAAATATTAATGGAATACCACATATTACTTTTCATCCTAACACCATTGTTTATGCTGTCCCTACTAACACTCAACTTGCTAAAGAGATTTCAAAGGCTGAAATCGGGATCGTATGGCACACGACGTATAGCGGTTCGCAATTCGAAAATATGAAAGCAGAATTTGGTAGAGAAATTGTACCAAAGTTGAAAAAAACAAATAAAGTCTGGATGACTGATGCGACACTCAGAGACTTATCCGGTACAGCTACATTTACAGAAAAAGATAATTTAGAAGTATCAAAAAAATTATCCGATGCTGGTAAAATATTTAGACAAATTGCTGCTTCAACTTTAAAACAAATAGAATCAAATAAAGAATTAAATTTAGTTATTAATGTATATAATAATACAATGGTTCGAAAAGGACAACGTATAAAAAATACTAAAAAACATGCTGCAGGATTAATAGATTTTGTAAAAGATAGGTATGCAAAACAAGCATCAAAGCTTAAATCTCCTAAAGGAAAGGCTGGAGTACAAGCAAAACAAGACGAATTAATGAAATTTTTTGATAAAAAAAATATGAAAAACCTACAATTAGTGTTTGATTTACAAAATTTAATTGTCGATAGCAAATTAATTATTATAAATAAACTAAACAAGCTATCAAAAATTGATACCTTTGTAAAAACAAAATCCGGATTTAAAGTCACCGGCGTAGAAGGCTTTGTGGCTATAGATCGTATGGAAGGTGGAGCTGTAAAATTAGTTGATCGTTTAGAATTTTCAACTAATAACTTCAGCAAAGATATTATAAAAGGCTGGGATAACCCAGGCTAATGGGAAACCGAGGATACATATGTCGATTAAATCATTTAGTGATTTTTTAACAGAACAATCAAAAGAAGTAACTTTCGTTTTTGGAAGATTTAATCCGCCAACTATTGGTCATGAGAAACTTTTTGACGCTCTTAAAAAACATTCACGTGGTGGTATATACAGAATATACGCATCAAAATCAGTAGATAACAAGAAAAATCCACTCATCTTTAAAGATAAAGTAAAATTTTTACGTAAAATGTTTCCAAAACATGCACGTAACGTAATGGCAGATATGGATGTACGTAACGTACTTGATATTGCTGTAAAACTTTACGACCAAGGATTTACAAAAATTACAATGGTCGCAGGCTCTGATAGACTAAAAGAGTTTGATATATTACTTAACAAATACAATGGTAAAAAAGCTAAACATGGCTTTTACAACTTTGAAGGTTCAATAAACATAGTTAACGCAGGGGAAAGAGATCCAGACGCCGAAGGTGCAGCAGGTATGTCTGCTTCTAAGATGCGAGCTGCCGCTCAACAAAATGATTTACAATTATTTGCCAAAGGGCTCCCATCTAATTTTTCACCAACAGAATTATTTAACGCAGTACGTAAAGGTATGGGACTTAAGGAATCTCATAACTTTAGAAATCATATTGAATTAACACCAGTATCAGAAACAAGAGAAGAATACATAGAAGGAAGTTTATATAAAGTAGGTGATACTGTAAAAATTAAAAAGACAAATGAAGTAGGAAAAATCGTTGTATGTGGAACAAATTATATTATGGTAGAAGCAAATGATGTTAAGAAAAGACTTTGGCTTGATGATGTAGTTGAATATAATGAACTTGGAACAGATTCAGCATTAAAGAAATATCTTAAAGACACTCCTTTTTCAAAGTTTGTAAAAGAAAAAGAAGATCCAGATATTGGTAAACGTAAAGGTTCACAGCCAGCTGGATATTATAAAGGTCTTGGTAAATCAACAAAGTCTAAAAGAGCTGCTCAATTTGCAAAACAGTCAAAAATGGATGATGATAATCCAGCAGCTTATAAACCAGCTCCTGGTGATGCAACTGCTAAAACCAAACCATCAAAGCATACAAAGAAATTTAAACAAATGTATGGTGAAATGGCTGAACATTTAACATTTGAAGACTTTGTAATTACTGAACAAGACACTAAAAAAGCTTTACAAAAGAAAGCTGAAAAAAGTGGAATGCCTTATGGAATACTTAAAAAAGTATTTGATAGAGGAGTTGCTGCTTGGAGAACAGGACATAGACCTGGAACAACTGCAGTTCAATGGGGATTGGCGAGAGTCAATTCATTTGTAACTAAATCAAAAGGAACATGGGGCAAAGCTGATAAAGACTTAGCCGCAAAAGTAAGAGGAAGCTAATGAAAAATTTTAAAGAACTAAGAGAAAAATATAGAAGTAAATTTCCTGCTTCTTTAGTAGCTGCTGCAGTCAAGATCGCTCTTGACATGGGAGGAGCTATGACACCAGCTGTCAAGAAGATTGAAAAAATGAAAAAAGGATTGAGTGATGATCCTATTGTTGCAGATGCTTTAAGACAAGCTAATGAGTCAGTCAATGAAGCAGAACAAGATAATTTACAAGAAATTTCGCCAGAAACTCTTGATAGATATATGAAAAAATCTGCTAATACTCAATCTGATATAAAGAAAAAACGACGTGCGTATAAAGATCTTGGTGATATTGGAAATTCGAAAAAAATGGATAAAAAATTAAAGAATCGTCAAAAAGGGTATACAGCAGCTCTGATACGACATCAAGGTAAAACGCGTGGAGACATATATTTAGACCCTAAATCAAAAGTCGGTAAAGCTATAGCAAAAATGCCAAAAAGCCTTTTAAAGAAATATGGATTAGATAAAGTATTATGAACTTAGAAGAAGCAAATAAAAAAAAAGTAGTAGCAAAAGAAGATGGTCATGTTGACTCAGCAAATGTAAAGAATCAATTAACATCTTTAAAAAGAAACGCCGAACAGCTTTTAGCTCAGGTAAAACCTGATTCAGAATATCCATCATGGTGGGTAAACAAATTAGTAAAGGCTGCAGATTATTTAGATACTGCAAAAGACTTTTTACAGAATAAAGTCGATCAGGGCGAAGTTAAATGAAAACTTTTTTTGAATTAAGAGAGCAAAAACAAGTCGATGAAGCACCATTAGTTGCTAATGACATGGAGATTGTTCGCTCAATTCTCAGTAAAATTGAAGATGATTTTAGTAAACTTTCACTTAAACAGCAATTTGAAAAGGGATTACCTAAGTTACAAGTATTAGCAAAAATGGCTGGTTATAAAATAACAAAAAAAGGCCAACAGAAAAATAGAACATTTAGATACGATATAAAAAAATGATAGATTTTAAAGATTTTTTATTAGTCAATCCAGGTCAAAATCCTGATGATCATATCGCATATATGAGACAAAAGAGAAAAAGGAAAGACTGCGAAGAAGAGAAAAAAGGTTTATGGCATAACATCCATCAAAAAAGAAAGCGTGGAGAAAGAATGCGTAAGAAGGGCGAAAAAGGAGCGCCAACTGCAGCGGCTATGAAATCAGCTAAGGGTGAAAATGTCAATGAAAAAATGACAGCTGCTCAGAAAAAGAAAAGATTAGATATGATACGTAAAGCAGTAGAAAAGATTAATGCAAAGAATGCAGAAAAAGCTAAGAAAGACGCATTACGTATGATGAAGGACATGGATTTCTAATGAAAACTTTTAAGTTATTTTTAGAAGGTAAAGGTAAATACAAAGGTGAAACCTGGGAAGATGGTTACAAGAGACGAGTTGTAAAAACCACTAAGCCAGAGCATAAGGAAAAGGGTTATAACTGGCGTATAAAAGGTAAAGAAAGAGATGAAATCTCTATTAAACTCTATAAGTCTAAACCAGACTTTAATGAGTATAAAAAACAAATGAAAAGAGTAGCAGGACACGAATTCGGTGGATAAGTTTTTTGAACATATTCAAGATAGATTTGGTTTGTATGAAGGTACATATGTACCATTAGAGCAGCCAATGGTTGAAGAACCTGAACTTAATAAACCAAAACGATCTTCTGGGCCAAGTAAGTATGTTGTATACGTGAAGAATCCAAAGACAGGTAATGTCATGAAGATTAATTTTGGAGATGCTAAAGGTGGTCTTACATCTAAAATAAATGACCGCGAAGCTGCACGTAATTTTGCTTCACGTCACAACTGTGATATGAAGAAAGATAAAACAAAAGCAGGATATTGGGCATGTAGATTACCG